GAATCAAGTAAAAGTAGAAAGGGACTCACGTATTGATAGAAACAGTCTAGCCACTCTACCTCCGATTCTTCACCCAGTTGGTCAAGCACCAACAGATTGGGGTCCCGGAAGGATGATACCTTATCGCCGAAAAGGAGATTTGGACTTTGCTCCAACTCCTCCTTCACCAGTTGGTTCCATCGAGATAGAAAAGACAATGGAAGCACAAGCGGATAGATTATGTGGACTTGATGAAACATCTCAAATCTCACAAGTTCGTAAACAATTCTTAGTGGACAAGTTTCTTCAGCACTCCGCAGAGGTTTTACAGATGTGTTATAAATGCTTCCAGCGGTTTGGACCGGACTCAGTTTTCTTTAGAGTTACCGGATCGCCAGACCCCGTAGCTTTCAACAAGGGTAACCCAGATGAGAACTACGACATAATGATTTCATATGATGTCCTCAATTCGGATCCAGAGACTCAAGAAAAGAAACTTCAACAAATGGTTGCTCTCACGCAACTGGACCGCAGTGGTCGTATTAACATTGATAGCTTGCTTGATGCGGCTGCTAACAGCATTGATCCGGTACTCGCGGATCGTGTGCTACAACCTACAGAAGCAGCTCAAGAACAAGTTGTACGACAAGTAACAGATGACCTCGCTAAAATCTTTGCTGGTATCGAAATGCCGGCACGTCCTAACGGTGCTCAAATTGCTCTTACTGTTATCCAGCAGTACGCTTCTCAGCCAGACGTTGCACAAAGACTTCAATCAGATGAAGCATTTGCTGCGAGACTTGAGAAGTACGCCGGACAATACACCTTCCAGATGCAACAAGCACAGAACGCCCAAATCGGTAGAGTCGGTACAGAGCCAGCTCAGATGGGAGACATTAACACACAAGGAATATAATATGGCTGATAATTTATCCGCACAAGGCTACGTAGCGAGAGCTGTAGCAAAAAATAAAGGTGCCGAAGAAGTGGCACAAATGATAGGAGTCAACGAAGGTGTAAGACCAAAAGCTTACAAGGATTCATTGGGCAATATGTCCATAGGAATTGGTTTTAACCTAGAGGACAAAACTAATCAACCCATCTTGGATTCATTAAATCTCAACAGAGAGGAATTAAAGTCCGGCAAGAGGTCACTAACCGACAAGGAATTATCTTCTCTATATAGTTACTCATTGTCTAGAGCTATTAAGGATTTACAAAAGTTTGATCCCAATATTAAGAGCCGACCCAAGAATGTACAGATGGCATTGATTGATATGTCATACAACTTAGGATACAGTAAGTTGAGTACATTCAAGAAGATGAAAGCTGCCTTAGAGCAAAATGATTACGGTACAGCGGCGGATGAAATGGTTGATTCCAAGTGGTACAAACAAGTAAAGACTAGAGGACCGCGTACTGTAGCACTTATGCGTTCAGCAGCGGAATAATTTATGAGTTTAGAAAAGGACTTACAATCACTAGGTAATCACGAGCACTTTGCTAGATTCCTAAAAGTAGTAGCAGAGCTTCGTGAAGAAACCATTGAAGAGCTACATAACGCAAGCAACGAACAGATACAACAAATATCTGGACGCATTCTGACATACGATCAGATACTACAAATGTGCGACTGGAGAAAACTCCAAGTTCGTTTCTCTGATAGGCTTGATACATAAGTTATAATACATTTATCGCCATCGCTCGGCGTTAAGGAGTGCAAACATTATGTCAAACGAAATCACAGAGGGAGTCGCTGAACCCTCAACCGAAACAACAGCGTCACAGTCAAATATGTCAGCAGCGGATTTTGTAAACCGCCGCTTGGGGCAACTAACTGAGGAAACTCAAGAAGTGGCTCCACCAGTTGAAGCAACAGATGAAGTAACAGAAGAAACCGAGGTCGAGAGTCCAGAGGTGGAGACAAGTGAAGAAATCGTTGCTGAACAAACTGAAGAACCAGAAGGTTCCGAAGATGTTCTTTCACAGTTAGATCTAGATGATATGTCCGAAGACGATCTTCGAGAATTATCCGAGAAGCTAGGAAGTAGAGCAGTCGCTCGATTCGGTGAGCTCACAGCAAAACGTAAAGCTGCTGAAGCAAAGCTGAAAGAGATGGAAGCTCAACTGCAAAATAATAATCCATTAGAAACTCAAGAAGTAGCCAATAATCCCTACGCATCAGTAGATACGTTAGAAGGATTACAAGAAAAGGCGAAGGAAGTAACAGATGTCATAGAATGGGCAGAGGAAACATTATTCAATGCAGATGGCTACGGACCCGAAGATGTAGTAACAGAAGTTGAAGGCAAGGAATTAACCAAGTCAGATGTGCGTAAGAGTTTACTCAACGCTCGTAAGGCTCGTGATAAGTACTTACCATCTCAACTGCAAACAGTTCAAAGAGTACAGCAGTCACATCAGCTCAAAGAAGCTTTTGATACACAAGCTGAACAAGAGTTGAACTGGTTACAAGGAGACGACAATGACGTACGCAAAAGCTACGAAGCTATGATTGGAGATCCTAGATTCGATTCACTACGAGAAAAAGCAGATCCAGAAGTTGCAGCTCAACTTAACTATCTGATGGCTCACGCAGCGAATAGTATTTATGGACGTAAACCAGTCAAGGAAGCTCCGAAGTCAGCTACGTTGACACCTCCTAAGACAGCTATTACAGCTGGGGCAACATCAGATAAAAAAGTGAATAAGTCCGTTAAGGCACTTAAAGACCTTAACCAACGGTTTAGACATTCTGGCAACAAGAGTGATTTTATAACTCTCAGAACACAACAAATTAAAAATCGTTAAACAAACACAACCCATTAAAATATTATGGCATTTAGTAATACATATGACACAACAAATACGGGATCTGGTGTTTCTAACAGAGAAGACTTGACAGATGTCTTGACAATTCTTGCTCCAGAAGAAACTCCAATCCTTTCATCTGCTCAAAAGCAGAAAGCATCGGCTACATTCGTAGAGTGGACAGTAGACGCATTAGCTGCTCCATCATCAACTGGTATCCGTGAAGGTGCTGACGTAGGTACATTCACTGATCAGTTCGCTGGACGTGCAAAACTAGGTAACTACATTCAGAAGTTCCGCCGCGATTACCAAGTATCTGATCTACAAGAAGCAGTTGATTCAGTCGGACCAGCTAAGATTGCTCAAGCAGAAGCTAAAGCAATTCGTGAGCTTAAACGCGACATCGAAAAAACTATCGCTGGTTCTCAAGATCGTACTGTAGAAAACGGTTCCGACACTCCTTACGCCCTTCGTGGTTTAGGACGTTGGTTAGAAGCTAACGCTGCTGACTCAGATGTTCCAGCAGCATTCCGTACTCCAGCAGACAGCCGCTACACAGTTGCAGAAGCTGGTGCTACAGCATTCAGTGAATCAACATTGAATGACATCATCGCTTCTATCTTCAAAGAAACTGGTACAGTTAATGACCTAACATTGGTTGCTGACACTAAATTACGCCGCGTTATCAGTGATTTCGCTCGTGTAACTGCTTCAGCTACAAACAATGTGCGTTCAGTAAACTATGACGGTGGAGCTGGTGAAATCAAACTTACTGTTGATTTATACCAATCAGACCACGGTATCGTTTCCATCGTAAACGGTAATCCAGATTGTATGCCAGACTTCGGTTCATCCGCTGGTGAGTCCGGATACTTAATCAACCCAGAATACGTTGGTATTCACGAGTTAATCCCAATGGGATCAACACGTCTACCTAACCAAGGTGGTGGTGAGCGTGGCTACGTGGATTGTGCTCTTACATTAGGAGTATATCACCCACAAGCACACGGTGTTATCGAAGGAACTGCTTAATCCTTATATTCGGTACGGGGGGCGAAAGCCCCCTATACCTTTTCTTTTTAACTTAAAACTATTATGGATATTATTACGGACTTACCAAAGAATTTCACAGATGATGAGATCGATGCAGCATTTATGCAAGAGATCAAGAATGGTTTCAAATTAGAAAGAGAAACAGAACACGAGAGAGTAGCGGCTGCCGCTAAACAAGCAGCACACCTAAGAGGCACAACGCATCCAGTACTAGGGAAACCAGTAGCCACTATGCCGGCTCGTGAGTTCTTTAGACTTACAAGTAAGTACGGACACAAGGAGGTACACTCCAAAGAATTTTTAAAGCACTACAATAAAACATTTGCTGAACTTTCCCCTAATAAAATATAATGCAAGTAAAAAGTTATACAGATCTCAAAGCACTCATACAAGCGTTAGCCGGTGTGAGTTCTTTTACAACTGAGGAGGATTCTAAGATTCTCAGTTTTGTAAATCGCCGAGCTGCGGAAGCTTATAACTTGAGTCCATCTTGGTCTAGGTACTTAGTTATTTCCGAAGAAAGAACACTTACCTCTGGGAATGTAGTACCTTATACTGAAGCCAGTAAAGATGATATAGGTGAGTTCATTCGTATTCACAGAACCCAAGCATTTCAAAAAAACTCAGCTCTTGAATATGATTTTTACGTGGATGCTAACGGTGCTAATATTTTAAATATAACTAACGATAATGATACATCAGCATTTGTTACTTATAAAAAAGAACTTCCTACATTTACAGCGGATTCAACAGACTTTCCCCTTGAGTTCTTTTACTTTGTAGCTCACGCATCTTATGCAGACTTCTTACGTATGGATGGTCAGCACGGTAAAGCTCTAACCGAAGAACAAATAGCTAAAAACTATTTAGACATCGAGCTAGAAAAAATAGATATTCGTTCAAACAATAACTCAATCAATCACAAATTTTCAACTTACGTCAATCGACAAAGTCGTTGACACTCAATGTAAAATACTCATATGGCAAATTCATTCGTAACTAACCTTTATCCTATACCAAGTGGAACAGCTAATGACCACAGATTGACAGTTGATGCTACCGCTGGTGGCGTTCTGTTCTCTGGAGTAAACGATGATAACACAGATGCCTTCGATGCACTCACTAAATATATCGCTATGGATGTCCAAGACGCTGATGTATTTATGACATTCGATGGTAGTGCACCCACAACATCAAACGGTCACAAGTTATTCGCTGGTAGAAGTTATACCTTCAGCAAAGAGGCAGCTGTCAAAGCTAAGTTCATTCAAGCTGGTGGTAGCCCCGCAAAGATTCACGCATCTCAGTTCACTAACTAATGTCTTCAGAACAACTAGCTGACGGAGTCAACCCTTTGGATGCTGAGTTGGCGGCAACTTGGGACGTACTTAAAGGATACTCTGGTAGAGATACCGATCTAGGAATAGCTCGTAGATTCGGTGGTGCCGCAGCTGCGTACTCATTGCGAGATATTGGTGCAATGAATGGAAGGGTTGTCAAGGCTCGTAGAAGTGAAGATGATTTAGAAGAAGACTTCTCGGCTAATCAAGTACAAGATGGTACTTTAGAAAAATGGGTAAACGGTGAGTTAGAAAGCACACTACCAGCAGATGTAGCAACAGCCGCAGCTGCTTATAGTCTTCGTAAGGTAAAAGCTAGTTACGGAGCACCTACAACTAAGCTAGATGGAAGTGATGGTTTCCCATCCAACTTAAATGATTTACCTTTAGGTAATTATAGTAACGCAATCAGTGGATCTACATTTACAGTAGGTCATTTTAGTACAAACTCTGGTGCAGCTGATTCAGTAAGTCTTTCTTTAGGGAATAATAGCTTTATATTAAGAGCTAATAAGGCAACGTCTGGAACACAATACGGTCACGTAATTCGTGTTCAAGGACTAAGTGTAGGTAAAAGATATACAGTCACTGGAGAATTTAAAGTAACCAAAGGAAACGGAAGTGGTACAGTAAGAATGGCTGTAGATATATCTGACGCAAC